TGAGTGGATTCAGTAGCTCTACCCTGTGGGCGTACTCGTAAGTAGAGTACACCTCCACGTCCCTTACTCGGCTTTCGTTATACTTAGGCATTCTTCAGCGCCTCCACTTCAGCCTTAAGAGCTTCAATCATTGCTTGCTGCTCCTGCATAGCCTTGATAAGACGAGTCTCGACAGCACCTAAACCAGCTACCGTCTTGAATCCATCCTCACCTTCAGACACCAGATCAGACCAACCTGTCTGCTCTAGCTCTTGGGCGATGAAGCCCTCACCAGAACCCTGCTCTTCCTTCTTCCAGTCCCAGCGTGTAGGACGGAGAGACATGACGTTAGCAAGCTCCGACTCGTGGTCAACAATGTTATCCTTGAGGCGTTCATCAGACGATGCGAAGAATACAGGAGTTCCACCTTGCGTGGTGCTGATGCCTCCAGATGTATTAGCGCCGTTGATGTAGAACTGCATCATTACGCCGTTGTTGGCTCTTCCTAGGTTTAGACATGTCCTAGTGTTTGAGTATAGATTAGCGGTTCCTAAGCTCCCTTCTAACCGAATTCCAGTTGCTTTATTTGTAATTACATCAGGGCTAAGGGTACCAACCGCAAGGTTGTCATTAGGAATCGTTACGTCACCGCCTGTGAACGCCCAAGTGTCAGTGCCGTTGTAGTACAGGTACTTATCCGAACCAGACACAATGTAAATGTGGTTGGGTTTGGTGCTACTCTCTGCGGAGCCGCGAGAAGAAATAATGATGCCGTTAGCGGCTTGGTTGGTTTGGCCTGCCAGATGGCCTATCGCTACCGAACTAGCGCCTTGGGATACCTGACCAGCGCTGAGTCCAACGGCAACAGAACGGGCGCCTTGGTCTGAAAGTCCTGCCGCATGCCCTACAGCAACGCCATAGTCACCCTGCCTCAACTGCCCCGCTTGGTAGCCAGTAGAAACACCAGCGAAGCCTTGGTCTTCCTCGCCTGCTTGGCGGCCAACAGCAATAGCACTGCCTTGTTGGGTTGTCTGACCTGCGCTGACGCCAATAGCAACAGCCTGACCACCCTGAGTGTTGTTGCCTGCGTTGATGCCTACAGCAACAGCATCTTGGCCTTGGGTTGTTCGGCCCGATAAATGCCCAACAGCAACAGCCATATTGCCCTGATTCTCTCTGCCAGCAGAGTCTCCAACGGCAACAGCAAAGTTGCCCTGAGATGTTTCCCCAGAGTATGAGCCGATTGCAACAGATCGCTGGTCTTGATTTGTCTTGCCAGCAGCAGTGCCAACAGCAACAGAGTCATTACTTTGCGAGACACGCCCTGCATTGTTGCCAACTGCCACAGCACTGATACCCTGAGTGTCGGCGGCTGCTCCTGCTCCCACAGCGACTCCATTAGCGCCTTGACTTGCCTTGCCTGCGTCGATGCCGACAGCAACAGCATAGGCATTCTGGCTTGTCAGCCCAGCGTTAATACCAGCAGCAAACGCACTAGTACCAGCACCCGCTTGAGCAGCCTCGAAGCCACCTGTTACCGTTGTGGTTCCTGAGGCGTCGATACGCATACGCTCGGAGCCGCCAATGCGGAACTGCATATTCCCTGAGTTAGCGTTGTCTAAATACACAGAACCCGCTGCGCCTGACCCCGAGACAGTCCCGATGTCTAAAGTTTGGTTTGTCTCGTTACTGAATCGTGCGGTCAGCCCTGATGCTGTCTCGGAAACATGTAGGGACGCGGCAGGATTATCTGTAGAAATGCCCACGTTTCCATCGGAGGCGATACGCATACGCTCTGCTGACGAACCACCCCCACTAGGTACAGACACCCAGCGCATTGAGTCGGATACATTCTGCATAAGCCAGTCGGTCGTACCAGAGGAGTTGTCTAATCTAATAGCAGGAGCAGCACCTGAAATATGCAGGAACTCACTCGGAGCTACCTCGCCAATGCCCAAGTTTCCTGAAGCATCGATACGCATGGACTCGTCTGTGCCATTCCTATAGAACACAGTGTTAGAGGATGATCCACCTGTAGCCGCATAGAACTCCATGTCACGAGTAGTTGTGTCCTTAGTCCAAAGGCATCTTCGGGTGTTAGCGCTAATGCCACCTAGGGCAATAGAGACAGGGCCTACGTCTGTGTTCGTTCCTGTACTTACGGTAAGCTTCTCTGCAGTAACATCGGTGCCAATGCCCACGTTCTCACTGGAATCGATCGTGATAGCCGTGGACGTAGCGTTGTCGTCGATGCCTAAGCTTGTGAAGGCACCAGATACTGTGAGGTCACTAGTTGTTACATCTCCTAGCGATACAGCGTTAGCAGTCACGCTATCGAACGTAGCTGTACCTGTGAAAGTAGGATTAGAAGAAGGAGCAGCCAATCCGAAGGCGCTCTGGATGGCGGTGAACTCAGTAGTGAACTCAGCGCCCTTAATTACTTTGTTGGGGTCGTTCGATGGAAGACTATCTTTTGATCCAAAGTTAGTCGTTGGTGTATACGTAATGGACATAAGAATCTCCGTGTTCTTGTGGAAGCCCACTGTTGGGCAATGGACTTACATAAGAAAGGCCCCCGAAGGGGCCGTTGTGCTTAGACCGTACCAAACAACTTAACGCCTGCTTCTGGGCGATAGATGTGAGTACCGTATAAGGTATCAGCTGTCATCAAGTCAGCCAACCACTCTTGCTTGTATTGAGTCTGGACTCGGACACCCAGCTGCTCTGCAAAGACAATAGCATCTTTGTGGAACAACAGTGAACCCTTCTCGTCAGTGTTCTCAGTAGGCAGGTTAGTGCTTACGTGGATGTCGATACCGTAGAGGCTACCGATAGAACCGGACTCAACAGGCTTACCAGTTACGAAGTCAGTACTGATGTAGTTAGAAACACCAAGTAACTCTTTCTTCATAGCAGGAGAGATTACCCATACACGGTTGTTCATGGGTACGTTGTTGTCGTCGAGCACCTGAATAGCAGCCCGGAAGCCAGCGTCGTTGAATGCAGAAGCAGCAGTACCAGCAGCAGTCTGTACACCGTCAGCGGTGAACTCCAGCTGTGAGGTAAAGTTAGCGCCCTCAGCAACAATAGCTGTATCTACACGAGTAGCAAGAGCATAGCCTGCGTCTTCGGTGTAGAACTTACGGAGGCTGTTCAGAGCCTGTACGTCTGTGATGTCTTCGATAAGACGTGAGTACTCGTAGTGCTGGTCAATGCTGATGACCAACTCGCCAGTGGTGCCAGCGATTAGATTAACCTGAGTAGACTCAGCCTTAACAGAAGCACTACCACGATCCGGCTTAGGGATGTGGATGGTGTCGCCCTTCTTGCCAACCATAGACATGGCGCGGACAAGAGGCTTAACCACGAGTGACTTCTCATAGACAGCGATGATTTCATCTGACCACAACTCTGGAATGAAAGTTGCAGCAGTCGTGTTTGTTACGTTATTAGTACCTAATGGCATAGTATTCCCTTATTTAACCCTCCCTTCCCGATACGCTTTCATAATCTCCTCAGACATAGCGTCGTACCGTTTGGGATCGGTATTCATTAGTTCGATAATGTCACGTCGTCTGTAGACCTTCCGGCTCTTGCCTTCGGGTGCAGACCGTGACGTTCCTGTTGAGGCTTGCTTAACCGCACTCTTCTGTGCGACCTTCTCAATCTTAGCAGCTTCAGCCACAATTCCTTTAGCTTCCTTGAACAGTGTTAGTAGTTCGTCGGCAGCTGCGTAATCGTAGTTGCTGTCTGCTTGTTGGTATAGACCCTGACGGAACTGGCTTTTGCCTACCCATGATTGGAAATCGGTAGAAGTTAGTATCGTCTTCATGTCGGGGTGCGTAGTCTGTAGCTTAGCTAGAGCTTGGTTCTTAGCCATCTCTACGGCTACAGCTTCTGCCTGTCGTAGCTTAGGGTGGTTCTCAATCGCCTGTGCTACGGCAGCTTTCGGATCGGCAAAGAAGTCAGTATCACTTACCTCTTCAACTTCCGGTGGGGCCTGCTGCGCTTTTACACTAGATTGAACCATCTGGTCAAAGGCTTGGCGTAGTTCGCCTACCTCAGAGGACTGCTGTCCTAGACGCTTCTCTAACTCTTGGTGCATTCGTGCTATGTCCGCAGCGGACTTACCTTGGTACTTATCAGGGAGGTCACTCTCGGGTTGCTCAGGGGATTCAGAAGCCTCAGGGGCTTCCTCAACAGGAGCTACCTGTTCCTCTAAGTCGTCGAATGTGGTTGTCTCTCCAATAATTTCACCATCGGTATCTATCAGTGTTGCCATTATCAAACTCCGGGCCTATTAAGGCTTATCAGATTAAATAAACAAGGGTCACTTGGCTGTGGTTATCCTTGACGTGCTGCCCGTTCATGATCGCGTTTCCACTTAATAGCGGCTCCGGGGAAATCCCCAGATACGCCATCGAGGTGGCACTTAACGGGACTAACTATACGCTCGGCAGGGGAGTCGCAGGCTCCACACCGGAAATCGTCAGACTCCCTACCGAACACTTCAGTTATCTTGTTGCAGCTAGTGCAGCGTGCATCATACAGCCTCCTCATAGGAGTCCTCCGAATCCGCTTCCTGCTGCGCCTCTGCTGCGAGTACAGCGTCTTCCCAGCCAGCAATCTGAGACAGGGCTTCTACCCTTCCCTTTGCTTTCCAGAAGTCTTCTGCACTCTCTAGCGAAGCAACATGTACGCTATTAAGTCCTACAATTACTTCGTCTTTAAATGCTTTCCATCCGTCTGTTAAGAACAACTCACGGCAATCATCGAAGAATTTAGATTCACTTGTCATCTGCTTTACTCCTGCTGATTGTCTTCTTAGCTTCGAGAGCTTCTAAGCGCTTCTCAAGTGCTGTGTTCTTGTCCATCAATAGCTGTAGGTACTTAGTCGTATTGTCTACTAGCTCGTTGAATTTTCTATCATCTATCACGATTGTCTCTCCTAGAGGTCGTTAGTTACCCGGAGGCCCTTTCAGGTTATCCCCGGTGTTCATCCAGCCGTTAGGCCGCTTTAGGTATATCCACCCATCAGTACCATCTAAGTAGTAGTCATAAAGAATGCCTATGTCCTCAGATGGTACGCCGTTACCCGTGAACCATTTAGTCCCCGGTTCTCCCTCAGGCCCTTGTTGTCCCGTTTTACCGGGAGGGCCTGTGTCTCCAGTCTCGCCTTTATCGCCTTTATCGCCAACTTCGCCCTGAACGCCTCCGTTCTTAAGCTCCGTTATTTGTTGCTGGAGGCCGACCAGAAGGGCCTGTATTTGCAGTAGATCCATCTGGTGCTCCTCTGACTAGTTGCTGAACCATCTCTGTCTCAGCCTTGGATTTAGCTCGCTCTACCTCTGTGTCCTGCCTGAGCTGTAGCTCTTGCTCTCTAAGAAGTAGATCACCCATACGTGCCTTACGCTCGAACGCCTTGGAGTCCTCGTCTTCAGCGTACTTAAGCGCTAGCTCGTCCGGCATCAGTTGAGTCTCTACAGAGTACTTCTCAGCCCTGCTCTTAGACTCAGCAGCCTGACCCTGTAGCAATGCCACCTGACCCTGCTGTATCGCCATCTGAGCCTGATGCTGCTCCTGCTGCTGTTGCTGTGCCTGTTGATCTGCCTCAGGATTAGGCTGGTTAGCCTGATCTATAGCCTGCATGATCTCTTCTCGGTTAGTCACATTCAAGTGATCTACAATACCCTTGATGATAGCGCCGTGAGCAGGTGACTCCGGTGGGATCATCTGTAGCATCTGAGAGAGTTGTCCTACTTCGTATTCCCTAGCCATAGCCCCTAGTGAGCTAAAGACTTGGAAGCTGTAGTCCTGCACAGGGTAGTTCTCAGGGTCGAACTGCATGTATCGGTACGCTGACTTCTTCACATAGGGAATCAAGAAGTTCTCTTGGAAGTTCACTAGCGTACGTTTCTGTCGCTTAATGACAGCGCCCTGACCCATCGACATGCCTGCTGCCGTTACGTCGTTCTGTACCTGTGGTGTCGAGCTATCAGAAGATCCCGTAGCCTGAGCTACCATCTGCTGTAGCGCAGCACCCTGCTGGAATGTAATAGCGTTGAGCTGACCGAAGTTAAACGGCATGATCGCTTGCTTAGGATCACCGTTAGTCAGTAGCATACGACCGGGCCGTACCTCTAGCTTGTGGCCCCGTGGGAT